TGTGCCTGATTGCAAGGGGGAAGTTAAGCGTGAATCGCGGAGGGTCCGCGTATGAGGGCGAGCTTTTCCGCTTTGCGGAAAAAAATAGCGGCCCGATTGTGAGGGGAAGCTTTTCCGCTTTGCGGAAAAATAGAGCGCCCCGAACGTGTGGAAACCGCTATTCTCGCGGCCCTTGCGAGCAGGTGCAGACTGTGAATTCGTTGCGGTTGTCAGGCTACGACGGGTACAAATCTATCGATAGAGGACATATCGCTTATGGCGCTTGACCTCGGAAACGGCAAAGGATTCTGCAGCGACAAGGGTGAGGAGCAGCGGAAAACGGAATCCGTGTGAGCAATCAGGATTGAAGGCAACCCCTCTGCCATTTGGGAATGCAGGACAAAGGCTACAAAGCTGCCGACAACAACTGCTCACTCTGATTAGATCGGGCTAGTCGATAACCAATGTGGATAGCTACTGAATAGCTCAGGGGATCCCAGCCAGACTCTCACACTCTTCCATACCGGACAATACGACACGTTGACCTGATGGGGGTCGAATAACACTACGGGGGGAGGCAGAGCATCGCCGGTGATATATATAGTTCCCACCCAGATACAAAAAAAGCGGAAATTGAAAAGAAGGAAACCGTTATAGATACTAGCTAAGAGGCGGATTTGTTAGAAGAAAAAGTAATATCGGGGAGGTATTTGTATTTCTCTGTATTTATCTATAGGATAGGGAGGGTAGGAGGGCGTAATATGCCCTTTTAGTTTTTAAGGAGATTAAAGATGAAGGATAAAGACCATACAGTTGAGTATACGTCCATTGATTACCACTCAATGTGCGAGAAGTCTAAGTCTAGGGTGAAGCAAATGCAGAAGGCTGGCTATCCAACCATGCACGATCCTAAGCAAACCCCAGAAGAAACGGGTAAGGTAGATGGCTACTCAATCATAATGATGGGAAAGCATGGATAATCAGCGTACTCAGGACTCTGGAAGGCCGTCGAAGAAGGATATTGCTTCTAATTCGGCTGGAGGCAGGAAGAAAGTTGGGCGTCCAAAGGGTGACGCCACGATAATAAACGAGTATAAGGCTCGTATGCTGGCCTCTCCGCGCTCAAAGAAGGTAATGGATACCATATTTGAGGCGGCATTAGACCACGATCACAGGAATCAGGCCGCAGCGTGGAAGTTAGTAATGGATCGAATACTTCCTGTGGCTGCATTTGAAAAGGATATTATCAAAGATGCTGGAAGAAGCGCGATACAAATTAACATCACTGGTGTTGGAGCTACGTCTATTGCGAATGCAGCTGCAACAGAGGGCGAAGAAGAAGATACAGTCATTGCGATCCAAGATCCGAGCGATTAAGGACAGCATAGAACAGTTTTTCCATGAAATTCTTCGTTAGATCTGAGTTTAACTGCCAATACACAGGGGAAAATAAGATGAACCCTGAGTTTTTGGAGAAGTTAGATAGATTAAGGGGGGTCTGTGGATTCCCCTTTGTGATTACTAGCGGGTATAGAAGTGAAGACCACCCCATTGAGGCGGCAAAAGACACCCCAGGTACTCACGCACAAGGCATTGCCGCTGATATCGCTGTATCTAGGGCAGTGCACAGATTCATACTAATTAACTACGCTTTTCAACAGGGATTTACAGGAATTGGTATAGATTCCGCTTTCATTCACCTCGATATTCGCGATAGCATCCCTGTACTTTGGACTTATTGACAAGATCAAGGAGTGAGTTATGAAGATTATTGTATCGGTATTAGTAGTATTACTACTTACTGGGTGTGCTTCTAGCAGTTCTGAGTATTATGAAGCCGTTCAACGAGCAGCAGAAGCAAGCTCGCAAGCATCACAAGCAAAGTTTGACGCACTGTCTAAGATTGCAGCAAGTGGTGACGGTCAAGCGGCAAGTGCCGCAGTAATGGCTTTGGCTTTAACGCAGACTGCTACGGTTCAGCCAATACCCCAGCAATCAGAAGCAATGCAGTGGGCATCTATACTTGCATCGCCAGTTACATCACTAGGCATGATGTGGATGCAGTCTGACTCCACGAAAAAAATGGCAAAGTACAACTCACAAGTTGACCTCGCTAGGATTTCATCTGATGCCAGCACACAACAAGCTCTGTATGGATCGTTTGTTTCATCAAACCAGATTACTGGTGACGTTGCCGCAGCCGGTATGACTGCGATGGGGAATGTAGACTACACGCCGTTCGTTAATGGCATGGTCACACTCGGCACTACAGGCATGACTAGCTTGACGGATCTTAGTAAGGCAGGTTTTGACGCCAATACATCCATTGCTACCGCTGGTCTTAACTCTGCGGTTAGCCTGGGAACTGCGGGCCTTAACTCCACAGGCAACGTAGGTATTGCTGGGATTAATGGGTTGGTCACAAACACCTCCAATTGGCTTAACTACTCAGCTGCTAGCAATCTAGTATGGAAAGACATAATGGCAACTGAACAGAAAGGTTGCGTAGCAACAGCAAACGCCGCAGGTCAAGTTATAGTTACCTGTAACTAGTTTTGGCTGATTTAAATGTTCAGTTACTTCCTTGGCAGCAGGATGTCTACTCTGATCCCGCTAGATTTAAGGTAGTAGCAGCTGGGCGACGAACAGGGAAGTCTCGTCTAGCTGCGTGGTTATTAATTATTAATGGCCTGCAGGCAGATAAAGGCCATGTTTTTTACGTTGCGCCCACTCAAGGACAGGCCAGGGATATTTTGTGGCAAACCTTGATGGAGCTAGGACACCCTGTAATTGCTGGTTCTCATATCAACAATTTACAGATTAAGCTGGTCAACGGGGCCACGATTAGTCTTAAAGGGGCAGACAGGCCCGAGACAATGCGTGGCGTGTCCTTGAAGTTTCTTGTAATGGATGAGTACGCAGACATGAAGCCTGATGTTTGGGAGCAGATTCTTCGTCCAGCACTAGCAGACCAAAAAGGAGAGGCTTTATTTATTGGAACCCCTATGGGTCGCAATCATTTTTATGAACTCTATAAGTACGCTGAGCTTGGAAATGATGAAACATATAAAGGATGGCACTTTACAAGCTATGACAATCCAATACTTGATCCATCTGAAATTGATATGGCTAAAAAATCAATGTCGAGTTATGCCTTTCGACAAGAGTTTATGGCTTCCTTTGAAGCTAGAGGCTCAGAGATGTTTAAGGAAGATTGGGTTAAGGTTGGCGAAGACGAAAACGATGGCGACTACTATATTGCTATTGACCTTGCTGGATTTGAAGACGTTAATAAAAAACGAACAAAAAACACTAGGCTAGATGAAACAGCAATTGCAGTTACAAAGGTAAGTCCTGACGGGTGGTTTGTTGAAAACATTATTTATGGAAGGTGGGATCTCAACGAAACAGCAATGAAAATTTTTCAAGCTGTTCGCGATTACAAGCCTGTCAGCGTGGGCATAGAAAAAGGAATTGCAAAGCAGGCGGTAATGTCTCCGCTTACGGATTTAATGAAACGGTACGGAATGTTCTTTCGTGTTGAAGAGCTTAGCCACGGAAACAAAAAGAAAACTGATCGCGTCATGTGGGCTTTGCAGGGGCGATTTGAAAACGGTTATGTTACTTTAAACAAGGGCGAGTGGAACACGCGGTTTCTTGACCAGCTGTTTCAATTTCCAGATGCTTTAACGCATGATGATTTAGTTGACGCCCTAGCTTATATAGATCAGTTGGCTAAGGTTGCATACGATTATGAGTATGAAATTGACGATCACGAAATTCTAGACGTTGTATCTGGATATTAATAGGAAAAAATCATGGCAGATGAAATTTACGAACCCGACCCCTTAATGGTTGAAGAATCTCTTGCTGGATGGGTTATTAACAAATGCGAGAACTGGCGCGATTATTACGAGTCAAATTATGAAGACAGGTTTGATGAGTATTATAGACTTTGGCGCGGTCAATGGGATCCAGCAGATGCCCAAAGAAGCTCTGAACGCTCTAGAATAATCAGCCCTGCATTACAGCAGGCTGTAGAGTCTAATGTAGCAGAGCTTGAGGAGGCTACATTTGGTCGCGGGAAATGGTTTGATATCGCAGATGACACTGTTGATGGCGATAAACAAGACATTGTGTATTTACGCAAAAAGCTTGGTGAAGACTTTGAGTCTTGTAAGGTGCGAAAGGCGGTTGCAGAGTGTCTTATTAATGCGGCTGTTTTTGGGACGGGCATTGGCGAAGTTGTTATTGAAGAAATTAAAGAGATGGCCCCAGCTACAGAGCCATTAATGGATGGAGACCTTCAGGCAGTTGGCGTAAATATTAAAGATCGGGTTGTTGTAAAGTTAAAACCAATATTGCCGCAAAACTTTCTAATAGACCCTGTAGCAACCTCAATAGAGGATGCTTACGGTGTAGCTATTGATGAATTTGTTAGCCGACATACGGTAGAGTTACTGCAAGAACAAGGCGTTTACAAAGAAGCAATGATCGGATCTGCTGCTCCTGACACTGAACTTGAGCCAGATCAAGACCTTACTATATATAATGATGACAAAGTAAGAATTACAAAGTATTATGGCTTGGTGCCTAAAGAGCTTCTTGAGTCTGAAGACGTAGAGGTTGAAGAAGACTCTAAGTATGTTGAGGCTATTGTCGTTATCGCAAACGGCGGCACACTTCTCAAAGCCACAAAAAATCCATATATGATGGGCGATAGGCCCGTTGTTGCATTTCCTTGGGATGTAGTCCCAGGACGATTTTGGGGTCGTGGCGTTTGTGAAAAAGGTTATAACAGCCAGAAAGCACTGGATACTGAGCTTCGCGCTAGGATTGATGCGCTAAGTCTCACGATCCACCCCATGATTGCTATTGACGCAACTCGGCTTCCTCGCGGCGCTAAGCCAGAGGTTAGACCGGGCAAGATAATTTTGACCAATGGAGACCCTCGTGAAGTTTTACAGCCATTCAAATTTGGAGAAGTTGGGCAAATTACTTTTGCTCAGGCTGCAAGCCTTCAGCAGATGGTACAACAAGCGACAGGCGCTGTGGACTCAGCAGGGATCGCTGGACAGGTCAATGGTGAAAGTACTGCTGCTGGGATCTCTATGTCTCTCGGTGCAATTATTAAGAGACATAAGCGCACCCTTATAAACTTTCAACAATCTTTTCTTTTGCCGTTTGTAACTAAGGCAGCGCATAGGTATATGCAGTTCGATCCAGAAGAATACCCTGTTGCCGACTACAAATTTACAGCTACTAGTACGCTTGGCATTATTGCTAGGGAGTATGAGGTAACTCAGTTAGTTCAGTTACTACAAACAATGAAGCAAGACAGCCCCATGTATCCGGTTTTAATTCAAAGCATTATCGACAACATGAACCTAAGCAATCGGGAAGAGTTAATTGCTACCATGCAGCAAGCTTCTCAGCCAAACCCGCAAGCGCAACAGCTAGCCACAATGGCTCAGCAAACCCAGCTAGAGCTTCAGCAAAGTCAAACAAATGCGTTGAATGGTCAGGCAGCAGAGTCCCAAGCAAGGGCTGCGAAGATTGCTGTTGAAACCGAAATTGCACCTCAAGAGCTTGAGATTGATAGAATTCAAGCGGTTACCAAAAATCTTCAGGTAGGAGATGCTGACGATAAAGAGTTTGATCGCAGACTTAAGATAGCTGATAGGCTTTTGAAAGAACGAGAAATGGAGGGGAAGTCAAAAAATGTTAATGACACAAACAGAAATCAACAACCTGCTGAGCCAGATCAACGCAGCATTTCAAGACCAAACAGCGGAATTGAAAATCCTCAAGTCCCGCCTAAAGGATTTGGAGGACAGATTTAATGACAAAGAAAAAAGATCCAAGGCTGGATCGAGCGGGAGTAAGCGGGTACAACAAACCAAAGAGGACTCCTAATCATCCTAAGAAGTCTCATGTAGTTGTAGCTAAATGTGCTGACGGCTCAATTAAAACAATTAGATTTGGTCAGCAAGGAGTTAGCGGTGCAGGTAAAAATCCTAGCAGTGCCAAAGATAAAGCTAGGCGTAAGTCGTTTAAAGCTAGACACGCTAAAAACATTGCTAAAGGAAAATGCTCTGCTGCCTATTGGGCTGATAAAGTTAAATGGTAGATTTATATTGTGTAGTTTGGAAAGATGCTCAAGGCGGTTCTAATGTGGGCTGGCGAGAGATAGAAGAGCTAACTAAAATTAAAGTAGCTACCGCTGTTTCTTGTGGCACCATTTTGCTAAACGACGAAAAGAAGTTAATAATTTGCCCACACATGTTAATTGAAGATAATAAAATTATAGAGGGTGATGCAGAGTTAGTAATCCCGCAACAGTGGGTAATTTCAATAACCAAGGTGTATACGATAGAAGCAATCAATTAAGGAGTGGGAATGGCGTTAGAAGACAAATACAAGCTAAAAACGAAAGAGTCTATTTATACCGCACTTAAGTACCATAGGCTCTTAACCAGAAAAAATGACACAGTTATTGTTATGTATTCTGGCGGCATGGACAGCGTTTCTCTTGCTTGGAGTTTGCTGGAGCATACTCAGCATAAAGTTCATATACATTCTATCCACCTTGATAACTCAGAAAATAGATATAAAGCAGAAGGCGAAGCTATTTATAAAAGCATCAATTGGCTAAAGGATAATCAAAGAGAGTTTGAATTTTCATCTTGCACATACTCATACAAGAATAAATACCCTGGCGGTCGTGATATGTCGTTAGCTCTATTTCAGGCTGGAAGAATTGTTTCAACTATGGTCGATCCTGTAGCTGCTGTTTTTACTGGCGATTACAATATGAGCAAAGAAGAAAGCGCAGAGGCTTACGGAGTTTTTAGTTCACTGTTTATAAACAAACAGGCTAAGCCAATATGGGCTGCTCCGTTTGATTACATGAGCAAAACGCCATTAGAAAGAAGCCTTGGTGTTTATTACGCAATGCCAAAAGAGTTGCGTAAATCATACTGGTCGTGTAGAAAGCCCAAAGAATCACCAAAAGGGTTTATTGCGTGTGGTGTATGCCATGCTTGCAAACGTCAATATGCGCTTCACAAATATATAAAGGAGAGCGAAAGTGAAAGTAAAAGCTCCTGATGGATATCACTGGATGAAGAATGGTAAGAGTTTTAAGCTAATGAAAAACCCTTCGGGTGGTTATAAAGCTCATAAAGGATCTTCACAGTCAGTTGATTTTCCTGTCCAAAAGGTTCATAAAGGCAAAAAGTAAGGAGATTGCAATGGGTTACGGAACAGGTGCGTATAAATCAAAACCTAAAAAGAAAAAGAAGCCAGTAAAAAAGTAATGGCTCTTAAGAAGAAAGCAAAGGGGTCTATACCCAGCAACGTAAAGAATAAAGCTCTTTACTCAAGGGTTAAGGCTGCGGCTAAAAAGAAGTTTGATGTATATCCTAGCGCCTATGCTAATGCATGGCTTGTAAAGGAATACAAAAAACGCGGCGGAACTTATGCCTAAACCTAAAAAGGGTTTAACAAAGTGGTTTAAGGAAGAGTGGATTGACGTAAAGACCGGAAAGCCTTGTGGCAGAAGGTCTGCAAAGAAATCCAAACGACCTTATCCGTCTTGTCGCCCTAAGAAGGTAGCAGCAAAAATGACTGCTGCTGAAAAAGCAAGATCTAAGTCCAAGAAAACTGGACCTGCTAAGATCAAGCATGATGTAACCGCCTCTGGAAGGAGGCGTAAAAAGAAAACTTAACTAGAGATAACCTTATGGCCTCAATAGATAAAGAAGTAGAAGAGTACTACAACAAATTCTTTGACCTGTTTATGACTGATGGTTGGAAGCAGTTAATCGAAGAGTTAAGGCAGAACGCTCTAGCAATTAATAGTGTTGAAGCAACAAAAGATTCAAATGATTTGTATATTCGCAAAGGGCAGTTAATGGTTTTAGCTCATATGCTAAATCTTGAATCAACTATAAGCACTAACTTTGAAGAGCTAGGCAAAGAAGATGTATAAGATATTTGACTTTCGCTGCAAAGAAGGCCATATATTTGAAGAGTTTGTAAAAAACGGGACTACAACTAGTAGGTGCAAATGTGGTGCCGTTGCTACAAAAATTGTCTCAGCGTCAAATTTTGTACTAGATGGGTCTACAGGAGATTTTCCTGGAAGGCACATGAAGTGGGTACGAGAGCATGAAAAGGCGGGGCAAAAAGGACGGGAAGCTCAGCGCGAAAAGAGTCAATCCCATTAATTCCATAACCATTAGGCGGAATAGGTTTAAATGATGTCAAGAGCAACAATCATTGATGAGCGTCAAAATGAAGAAGAGACACAAACTTCTGAGGTAATAGCTGAAGAGGTTCTTGAGAGTCCTAAAGAGGACATACCTGAAGAATCTAATGTTCCAGAAAAGTACCGTGGTAAGTCTGTAGAGGAACTTGTACAGATGAACCAAGAGCTTGAAAAGTTTTCAGGCAAACAGAGTACGGAAGTAGGCGAACTTAGAAAAGTTGTTGATAGCTACATTCAGACAGAACTCGACGGAAAACAAGCACCTCAAACACAGCAAGAAGATGACAACAGTGATGTTGATTTTTTTGTTGATCCGCAAAGCGCTGTAAATAGAGCTATAGAAAACCACCCTAAAATTAAAGAAGCAGAAACGTACAACAAACAGTACAAGCAACAGGCCACTCTTGCTCAATTACGATCCGACCACCCAAATATGGATCAAGTTCTGGAAGACCCTAAGTTTGCCGAATGGATTAAGGGATCAAAGGTTAGAACAAAGTTGTTTGTTCAAGCTGACCAGCAGTATGACTACGATGCTGCAAGCGAATTGTTTACGTTGTGGAGTGAACGCTCTAGTATCGTTCAAGAAACAGCTAAAGCAGAACGCTTGAATCGCAAGAATGCAGTAAAGTCAGCAGCAACAGGCAACACTAGAGGCTCAGCTGAAGGATCAAGAAAGAAAGTTTATCGTCGGGCTGACATTATTAAACTTATGAAAACTGACCCCGAACGTTATGCGTCCTTATCAGATGAAATTTTAAGAGCATACGCGGAGGGTCGAGTAAAATAGTCTAACGGAGAACTACTATGGCTACTGCAACATATCCTGGCGCGGGTGGTAATACCGCATTAACCGAAGCAGCAACGTTTGTACCAGAAATTTGGTCAGATGAAATTATTGCTGCCTATCAAAAGAACCTGAAGATGGCTCCTCTTGTCAAGCGTATTGCTATGAATGGCAAGAAAGGTGACGTTATTCACATTCCCAAGCCTACTCGCGGCGATGCAAATGCTAAAGCAGCTGATACTGCTGTAACAATCATTGCTAACACTGAGTCAGAGTTGACAGTTACTATTAACCGTCACTTTGAATACTCGCGTTTGATTGAGGACATTGTAGAGGTTCAAGCTCTTGGATCTTTGCGTCAGTTCTACACTGAAGACGCTGGCTACTCTTTGGCTGTGCAAGTTGATAACGATCTTCACTTAGCTGGTACTGGTTTTGGTGATGGTGGCGCTATTGTATTTAGCCCTGCTGCTACTGATTACCAGCACAGTGGTTGTTTTTTCAACGATGGCGGAACTACTACTCAGTACACTGATGACACTCTAGTAGCTAGTGACGAGTTTACGGATGCTTTCTTCCGTGACATGATCCAGAAAATGGATGACAACAATGTGCCGATGGAAAATCGTAACTTGATCATTCCCCCTGCAACGCGCAATGCGATTATGGGTATTGATCGGTATGTGTCTTCTGACTTTGTAAGCGGGCAGTCAGTCAATAGCGGACTTATTGGTAACCTGTATGGTGTAGACGTTTACGTTTCTGCCAACTGCCGAACCATTGAAGCTGCTGGCGACAACACTGCTTCTAGCGTTGACACTCGCGCTGCCCTGTTGTTCCACAACGAAGCTGTTGTAATGGCAGAGCAATTGGGTGTGCGTTCGCAGACTCAGTACAAGCAAGAATACCTCTCTACGCTGTACACCGCAGACACCCTTTACGGTGTTCAGGTATACCGCCCAGAGGCAGGCTTTGTACTGGCAGTACCATCTGCTTAATCTACACGGGGGCTTCGGCCCCCTTTCCCTTTTGTTTCGTGTTCTTCTTGGAGTAGTTCATGGCAACCACTATTAAACTTAAAAACGGATCAGGTGCGCCTGCAGCTAGTGATTTAGTCCAAGGCGAACCAGCGATTGATCTGACTAACAGGCGTCTGTACACAGAGAACGGTAGCGGCGCTGTTATTGAGGTGGGTTCAAATCCAAGCAGCCTTTCTATTGGAGGGACTGCTGTTACCGCAACACCCGCAGAATTAAACATTTTGGACGGAGTAACGTCCACTACTGCCGAGCTAAACATTCTGGATGGCGTGACTTCAACCGCCGTAGAATTAAATATTCTTGATGGTGTTACTTCTACGACTGCGGAATTGAATATTCTGGATGGAGTGACATCTACTACTGCTGAGTTAAACATCCTTGACGGAGTAACCAGCACAGCCGCCGAGTTGAATATCTTGGATGGCGTTACGTCTACAGCAGCAGAGCTTAACATTTTGGATGGGGTTACCAGCACAACAGCTGAGTTAAATATCCTTGATGGGGTTACCTCTACAACAGCAGAACTAAACATTTTAGATGGCGTTACAAGTACTGCTGCTGAACTAAATATACTAGACGGCGTTACATCAACGGCTACCGAGTTAAATGTATTGGACGGTGTTACGGCCTTTGTTGATGAAGACAATATGTCTAGCAACTCTGCTACATCTATTCCTAGTCAACAGTCAGTTAAGGCTTATGTTGATGCTTCAGTTGTTAGCGGCAGTGGTATTTCAAATGTTGTCCAAGACACGACCCCACAGCTAGGCGGTGACCTAGACGTAAACGGCAATGCGATTGTTAGTGTATCTAACGGAAACATTGCACTAACACCAAACGGTAGCGGCCTTGTACGGCTAGACGGCAACGTAGATATTCAATCAGGCGAGATTGTTCTGAAGAACGCTGGCTCAGTATCTAACGTAAAGTTTTATTGCGAATCCAGCAATGCTCACTACACACAGCTTCAGTCATCTGCTCACAGCGCATATAGCGGCAATGTAACGCTAACCCTGCCGCCCGCTACAGATACTCTGGTTGGTAAAGCAACAACCGACACGCTTACAAACAAAACTCTTACCTCTCCTAAAATAAATGAAGATGTTGCAGTTACTGCAACCGCAACAGAAATCAACCTGCTAGACGGAGTAACAAGTACTACAGCAGAATTAAACATTCTTGATGGTGTAACAAGTACCGCAGCGGAATTGAATATCCTAGATGGTGTTACAGCTACTACAGCAGAACTTAACTACGTTGACGGTGTTACCTCTGCTATTCAAACCCAGCTAGATGCTAAGGCTGCTGTTGCCTCACCAACCTTTACGGGTACGGTTACAATCCCTACTGCTGACATTAACGGTGGTACAGCAGACGGCGTTGTTATTGGTGGCTCTACAGCCGCTGCAGGCACATTTACAGCAGGTACATTTACAACCGCAACTGCTAGTACTAACACCGACACAAGCAACACTGGCAATGTAACGCTGGACTTTAGTGCTAATCAAAACTTTGTACTGACGCTAACAGGTAACGTGACTCTGGTTAACCCAAGCACAGAGATTATAGGTCAGTCTGGATTTATCGTGTTTATCCAAGACGGTACTGGTGGACGAACGGTGTCTCTTGGTACTGACTACGAGACTGCTAATGGAGCAGGGCTTACCTTGTCTTCTGCCGCAAGCACTACAGACATTGTGCCTTACGTTGTAGCCGCATCAGGCCGCATCTTGCTTGGCGCTCCCCAACTCGCGTTTAGTTAAGGATAAGCTATGTCAGGGCCAGTAGGTTCACAACAATGGATGTACTCATCGGGCTTCTATCCGTATAAGATAGACAACTCTGCGCGTTTAGTCTCTGGTGATTTTTACTCAAGAACACCATCGTCTAGCAGTAATGCGGATACATTTACATGGAGTGCTTGGATAAAAACAACTTTAGCAACTACTTCATTTGGTGTTGGTGGAGGGTTCTTATTTAGTGCGGGTCTTTCAGGTACTAGAGAATTTCTTATCTATCTGGATGCCACTAACCAGAGACTAAACGTGTACCAGTGGAACGGTGGTATAAATTTTCAAGTAGTTACCTCCAAGCAGTTCCGTGATCCGTCTGCTTGGTATCACCTTGTTGTGGCATATGACTCGTCTCAAGGGACAGCATCAGACAGAATTAAAATATATGTCAACGGCGAACAACAAACTGATTTTGTTACTGCTAATTATCCAGCCCAAGGATTGGGTAGTCGCAGTGGCACTACTGATGTGCAGGATATAGGCAAAAATGCTTACAACCAAGGACTCCTTGCTGATTTCTATCTAGCTGAAGTTAATTACATTAGTGGTTCACAATTAGCGCCCACAAGTTTTGGCGAAACCAAGGCAGATACATGGGTACCTAAGAAGTACGAAGGTAGCTATGGCAGTCAGGATTTCTATTTAGACTTTGCTACTAGGGCTACCGACCCTATTGATGCTTCCGGTCAAGGAAACAACTGGACTGACACAAACGTAGCGTCTACTGATTGGATGCTGGACAGCCCGACGAATAACTGGGCTACGTTGAATCCTATTTCTGGCGTCAGCACAAACCCGTCTTATAGTGAAGGAAATCTTAAATTTGTTAATCCCGCAGGTACTTATGCGTGGGGATATTCTACGATCCCATTGCCAAAAACAGGAAAGTGGGTGTTTGAGGTTTTGCTCCTAGAAAGTGCTTTAGGCGTATCGCCTTGGCGCTACAACTCAGCAGGCGTTACGACTAATCCTCAATATTCAAGCTACGCTACAGGCGCTACATCTACCTATCTTATAAACGATCATGGAGGTTCTGGAAGTCAGGTTTTTGTTGAAGCAGGGGTCGAGCAGGGAAGCCACTCTGGACTGACTGCGGGTACAGTTGTGCAGGTTCAGGTAGATTGTGATAACAATGAAATGACCTTTAATTTAAACGGAACACAACAAACACAGACAGGAAGCACTGTAGATATTCCGTCAGACGTTACTTTGTACCCCATAACTGGCGAGTGGAATAATCAGACTGTTGTAAATTTTGGTCAAGACTCCAGCTTTGCTGGAAACAAAACAGCACAAGGCAACACAGACGCCAACGGACTCGGTGACTTCTACTACAGTCCACCAGCAGGCTACCTAGCCCTATGTACGGCTAACCTGCCTGATCCTGTGGCGGCTATTGACCCTGCCTTAGACGCAAGCCCACAAGACCACTTTAATACTAAGCTGTACACGGGTAACGGTAGCACCAACAACATTACAGGCGTTGGCTTTCAGCCTGATTTAGTTTGGCTAAAGAATAGAAGTGTCGCAAGAGATCATGTGTGGGTAGATGTGCTAAGGGGTACATCTGTATCTTTGGCGTGTAACCAAACAAGCGGAGACTCTGCCAATAGCGGTCAGTTTGCTTCCTTTGACTCTGATGGGTTTAGTTTAAACTCTTCTAGCTCTTGGTGGAACGCTTCAAGCGAAACCTATGCCGCATGGAACTGGAAAGCTAGCGGCTCAGGCGTAAGCAACACAGACGGCACTGTTACATCTACCGTGTCAGCTAATACTGATGCTGGTTTTAGCATTGTTACCTATACGGGTGATGGGGCTTCAACTACAACAATAGGCCACGGCTTATCTAAAACTCCTGAGTTCTATATTATTAAAAATAGAACTGACTCCGGCACTTCTTGGCTTGTGGATAGCAACCAACTTGCCAGCGGTCATTATTTACTTTTAGACGGTACTAATGGGTCAGGATACGCAGGTCTCTGGGGCAGTGGCCCAACTTCCAGTGTAATTACTGTAACTAGCAATTCTCAAACGAACGGAAATACGAAGAACTTTGTAGCCTACTGCTTCCACAGCGTCGAAGGTTTCAGCAAGTTCGGTAGCTACACAGGCAACGGAAGCGCAGACGGCCCGTTTATCTACACAGGGTTTAGGCCAGCTTTTGTGATGCTTAAGCGTACTGACTCACCGGTGGATTGGCTAATGTATGACACATCCCGCGACCCCTATAACTATGTTGATAATACTCTGTATCCAAGCACATCTGATGCCGAAAACCCTGCTGGTTCAGCGCTGTTAGATATTGTAAGCAACGGATTTAAATTAAGGATTGCTGGTGGTACCGCTCTAAACACAAGTAGTGGCACTTATCTCTACATGGCATTCGCTGAGATGCCCTTCAAATACGCCAACGCGAGGTAATAACAATGGCATGGACATATAACACTACAGTCATCCGCGAAGGCAGAAGCTGGACGAATGATGATGGAATTAAACACCCAACTAACTGGGGATCATGGTCAGAGGAAGAGAAGACTGCGGCTGG